CTGGAATTTAATTCCATCACTCCTCTACACAGAGTAAATGTTTTTGCCTATGTGGCAGGTACGGCCAAATTATACATAACTGGCACGTTTTCGAAAAAGATAAAGTTAAAATCTGCTCCAATTGCAAAATATGTGTTAACATAAGTTTCGCTAGGAGTTTGATTTTTAGCTCTATGCAAATCGATAGAAATTTCGATGTTATCATTATATGAAACATCTACGGATTCTCCTAAAGTTCTTGTAACAGGATCATTTATTCGTAACCTGTACGGACTATAGAATGGTACACTAGCTGTTAAACCAGCTTGTGTGATTTGATTAGTTATTGTAGCACCTTCATATCCGGTGTTATTTGTTGCTTGTTGAATAAAGCATTTAGCAGATCTAGAAGCTCCAGCAAGATAGGAGTTAACCGCTCCGGCATAATCCGCAACAGTTATAGTACTAGTATATCTACTTAAATAAGCTTTTGTTAAAGCAGAGTAATTATTTGGTAGCATTCGCCAATTAACACTTCCTCTACTCGCAACAAAGCAACTTCCAATCCAATTGAAAGGAGTATTCTTAACATAATTATAAGATACGGCAGTACCAGTAGTATGAATACCATTTGGATCATATCCATTATAAAGAGGGTATCTATTTGTTCTAAAAGTTAATGTATTCCACTCTGAAGATGGTTCAGGATCAGTCCCGTTTAATAACGTCTGTATATACTGAAATCTTCGTAGAATACATCTTAAAGATTGAATTGATTCTCCCATATAAATAGAATATAATTCAGGATCTTCACTACTACTATCGTTCATGATCATAGAATCTGTAACCATAGCTTGATATGTTATATTATCTTCATAACTTAAATCATACAATGAACTAATTTCAGAAATAAGTTCTTGATCAAGATCTTTTTCATCACTTTGTAAACTATAATAACTCAAAGTCTGTGGCAATTCTTTAGGTGCAGCTAATTCAAAATTATCTGCAGCTCTATACGAAATATATACTTGAATATCAGCTGTTGCTACTGGACTAGTTTGAGGATTTAGTACAATTAATGAAAGTGTACCATTGCTATATTCATCATCAAAAGATGGATAAAAAGCATTATAACTGTAACGTTCACTAGTTGGGTTCAATGTCCGCAACCAAGAACGAAACGCTGCAAATGGTACTCTAAATTCGATCTCTGGTGACTCTTCAATATCAATAATCTTATTAATACATTCCGTAGTACCACTAGCTACTCCAAGATTAAATGGATCCCACTTAATTCGAACTCGTCCTCGATGATATTTTGAACAAACAAACTTAAATTTAAAAATAATGTCACCTCTCCAATATTGAAATAATTGTGAAAAGTGTGATACAGGAGAACCATAAATTAATGCTCCATTAACTCTCACTAAAAATGGATCAACAGGCGCAGAAAATAACGGAGTATCCGTCACTGCAGTTGAAGCCCATCGAACGACAGCAAGAAAAGATTCTCTAGTTACTAAATTTTTAATTGCTAATTCATCTTCACCATCTAATCCCGCTATTCTAGGGTCAACAGTCAATTCATTTTTAGGATCAAGCGTTAATTTTTCCATAGGAACAGAAATTTCTGTTGTTGCATGCTGTGGAGCACAAGAATTTTGAAACATAGAAACATTTTCTATATTAGGAATATTTGAAAATCCAAAAAATCCAAGAACATCAGAAGCTACATCTGCTATAGTTGATCCAACTTTAGCAAACTCACCAATGACGGGAATCTTTGAAAACTCATTTAATCCTTTAGAAATGTTACTAGCAATATTACTTGGCTTTGCATTATCTTGTTCTTTTCCATATCTGGACTCTAAGGTTATAAAATCCTTTGAAGATAGATCAACAAAAAATTGTTCCTCATCACCCGATTGTAAAATCAAATGTTCAGTTGGTCCACTGACTTCTAAATCTTTAGCTCGCGCATACAATTTATAGCCCACATCTTGACCAGCAACTGAATTAGCATTTAATAATACATCAGGAGACATAATTGTTAAACTTCCCATTTCATTGAAATGTGAAATAAAACTTGTTTTAATCCAATTTTGTTGATGAAAGAAAGGAGCACAAATGGTTCCTCCTTGATTATCTCCAGCGTAACACCACACATGTGGTCTTTGAGATAAAGGAACACAATTCTCAACACTAATAGTTGGAATTCGTCCTGCATCATAAACTGCTAAAGGATTATAAGCTAATAATAATCCACCATAGTAAAATGGTGAGCCATTAATAACCATTTCTAGTTCTAAGTTACAACGAACATATGCATAATTTTCTAATTTTTTAGAAATGGCACTATTTTGGAAAAATAAAGTCCAAGGATTAATATCAACATAAACATTTGTACCTTCAGTCCAAGTTCCATCATAAATTAAAACATCTCTTTCTAAATACCGAGCTAATTCAAAACCCATTGTTCTATCATTATCAAAAGTGGATATATTTTTTGTTCTCAATGGATAAATATCTCCCGGATTAGCATGTATAAACTCAAGTTGTTGTGTGGATTCAGTTGTTGATTCCTTTGGTCTATCAATTAAATGATCCCCAGTTTCACTTGAGCTTGCATCTGTAGTAGATTGTGCACTACCATAAGTACTATTAGTTGTACTAGAACTCTCAATATTATTATTTTTATCAGCAGGTGAAATTTTTATTTATACACTCTCCATCTGATCACCCAATCAATTGATTTCAAGTGTGTGAATTTTGTGTATAAACCGACACATCTCTAAATAGAGATTTTGAGGAACGCTCTGGTATATATATATATGTATTCCACGCTTTTACTACTTTTACAATTCACCCCAAATAGTAAACAGTAACTAATACACACAAGATCATTTTGGTTTAAAGGACTTTGATCTAAAAGCCCATAATGCATCTACAATATTAACATAGTAGAATGTTCCATAAATTCAGAAGCTAATGTTTCCCACGTTGGAAAAGTTGATTCATTTATATATGATTCAATGTCTAAATAATTTACCAAACCTTTCAATATAGTTTGGAATTCATCATATTCTTCTTTTCCATAATAAAACATCTCCCTATTTGCGGAACAAATCACACTGGCATATTGTTCTTGCCAAACTACATTTTTAGATTCTGTCCATACTGTTAGCATTTTCTCAATTGAATCTTTATCTAAAGGACAAACGAAACAACCCAATCTATCATCAAATTTAAAAATTCTCTTAAGAAAAGAAACCTCATGAAATTTGATATATGGTACACTCTCAGCTTCTTTGTCAGCCATAGTAAATACTACACCAATATCCGCCAGAGCACTAGCCATGGAGGTATGATTAAACCATGGTGTTCTATCAGAAACACCGCACACCATATCATCTCCATAATTTATAGCTGCTACATTGCTTTTAAATGATTCACATTCTTTGTTGGGATTGTTAACATAATAAGCATATCTTTGATATAAAGAATTCGCTATATTATTTATAATAACAGTTAATGGATGTCCCGATGGATTAGATCCAAAAAATTGAACTAAGTCTCCATTAAAATCAATTAATGGATACGCTACATCTTCAGCAATACCTTGCATAACTAATATATCTTCATCAGAAAAGTTTCCACTTTCCTTACATAAAGAAATAAGTATATCAAAGGCTGCTAAAGTTATAGCCGGACTTAATTTTTTATCAAAAGATTTATAATCTCCTGCTATCATATTTTCAGACCCAAATTGAGATAAATACTCTCCTACACCGTGCCACTCTAAGGATTGACATATCAATCCAGGTCCAGCTTCAAAAAGTAATTTATTTAACTGAACTACTCTAACACAGCTTAAAAAATATTTTCTACATAGAATTGACCAATCAAAGGGAGCTCCAGTAAAGACTCTTGTTTTCCCCATTTCAGCTTTCTTAAAAGAAACAGGTTCATCTTTCAAATGAGCACAAAAACAAGGTCTAGCTCTTTTTCCCGATAAATACATATCATGGAAATAATCAATTCTCTCTTTGATTTCATCTACCACATCATAAGGATCTGATATAATTTCATTTCCATCTGTAGGAAAAATATAATATTGTTTGGATTTTTTATATGGATTTCCAGCAGAGGTAAATCTATTCATCTTATCTACATATAACACACCATTGCATCCGTTTATAGCAACTTCGTTACAATAAACTTGCAACTTAGATAATGAATCTTTAGAAATTCCACTTATAATATCTTTATAAAAACTATTTCTACATTTGATTAATATATCATTATCTATAATAGTTGGAATTTTAACCATATCTTGAGCAGCAATATACCAAGGTCTCCAACCCCCCATTACAGGTTTAGTATATTTTACTTCAATGTTAAGTTTTTCACAAACATATTCACATCCTGGAGTTAATTTTACTCTAGATTTTGGTTTCATTCTAAATCCTTTAAAAGATCCATAAACATGTGCACTACCTTGTTCCAAATAACGAAAAGGCGATTTATGATGTAATTCTCCCAATTCCAGATTAGAATTTTTAGAATTCAATTCAATTTCACCCTCAGATATATTTGGAAACTCATTGGTTCTTGATTCAGTTTCATTTAGCATTATATCCAAAAATTCTTTAGAAATTCTTAAAGCTGCTTTTATTCCTTTATCTTCAGCTGCAAGCTCATGAAACCCTACTATACAAGGTCCCACTTGAGCCAAAGCTATAACTAAAGATCCACAATCTCCTTTTGCTGTAGTTCCTTTATATTTCCAAATATCAACATCGATATTTAAACCTGGTAACCGCATATTCTTTTGCAATTCAATCATTTGTAAATGTTGCATTATAACAATTCCCTTATCATTACGAGTCAACATCTTAGCTGCACTTTTAAATTCATAATTTTCCGTGGCAAAAAATTGCGTAATATCTTTTACAGGTGGTCTTTGTTTTAATATAATTATAGCTAAATCTCTATCTGGAAATCTAACAATATCCTTATCCTTATTAATTTTAATAAGATTATTACTTGTAACACCATGTTGAACTGGTCCACTTATTATTTTAATATATTGAATATCTTTAGGAACAGCATGATTATTAATCAAATAAAAATGTCCCTTAAGACCTACAATATTATTATGAACTGCAATACCATTTTCTCTAACCAAGATCGCACGAAATTGATTATTTCTAAAAATAGTATGAATCATTCCTGGATCACAATTCTTAAGGGATGATATTTGTCGAGGAATATCAAAATCTGTTACTTGGTATTTGTCATTGAACCAAACATTAGCTCTAACAAATTCATCCTTTACAGGAAAAGTTCCAATAGATGATGTATCAGCCTCAAAATTCATTGTGCTTTTAGCTTTCCAAGTATTTTTAAAGAATTTATATAATTCTCGTACTAATCCTAAACTTATGATAGTTCCTATAATAATAATTAAAGGATTTGCTCCAATTTTAGCTTGTGTTTTTTCACCCAAACGGCGAATAATTGATGCTTCAATATTATGTCCAAAAATAGACGCAATCCATACTATAAAAATATTAATTCTAGAAGTTTCATCAAAATTTATCCAAGACATTTCATTTATTACAAAAAATACTTTATCAATATTTAACACAATTAAAGATTTCCAATAATTATAATAACTATTTACTAAAGATTGTAATTCACATTCACAAGAATTATTCGGTAAAAGACATATTTTACAATACTCCAACTTTCTAATTTTCTGACATGAATCTACTATATCTTGCTGTGTATCAAAATGTCTTTTAATAGCACTATTAAACCAAATAAGAAATTCTTTAAGATTTAAATCATGTTCAAAAACTGGAATCGGTTTTGCTAATTTATCTTTAGAATTAGCAGGTCTTGGATCTATTTTCAAAATTTTAAAAGTCCACCAATCAGGATACCCATTTTCTGGGTAAGATATCTTAGTTGAATCCAAAGACATTCCATCTTCACAACAAAACTCTGGTCTTACACAGGGTTCAATTATAAATGGAAATCTTCTTTGAACTGCTGAAGGACAAGAAAAATAATGATATGAATTCAAATGGGACGTATTTGTTGTACCTACAACAAATTGTCCTCTAAATGGAATTCTACCCTTATCCTCTAAAGCTGCTTGATTAGGAACATATGGAATATTATTGATAACTTGCAATAATTCCGACACTGAGGGGTCTACTTCCCCCATGTTTGGATTTAAAAATGCTATATCATCTAATACTAATCCCCACATATGAGTTCTAAATTGATCCCAAAATTCGGCGACAGGATTTTTAGTATAAATACTATTATCATTTAATTCTAAATTTCTTACAATAGAAAATTGCTTAAATAAAATCTCTTTGATAGTACTTTTACCAATATTTGAATTACCAAATATAAGAACAGAAAAAGGACATTTTCTATTTTTGCCTGCATTTTCACTAGTAAGATATTCATTCTTAATAAATTTCAACTTTTCAAGTTGTCTTAAAACTAATTTTTTATCATACTTAGATGATTCACAAGCATATTTAAAAATATTTTCTCCTTGTTCAATATTAATATCCAAATCTCTTAAAAAGGAACTTTCTGTAAATCCATATAATTCTGGATCATTTAAAAGTTTACTTTTCCTTTCTAATTCAACATTTTTCTCAAACCAATCTCCATAAGATTTTGAGGAGTGAAATATCATTTGAATATCACCTGATTTTATAATTTGATACCCTCTTTCACATAAAAAAGTTAATGTGTCCAATAAAACATAATACATATTAACTCCTTTATAATATTTATTTTTGAGCGCTTCTGCTTCCATCTTGGAATATCCTAAACTATCAAATTTAATTCCAAAATCTTCAAGAACAGAACACGATAATAAATATAAAAAAGCTCTATAACATTTTTTATAAAGATCAGTATTTTTAAACTCTTCAAAATTATTAAAACCAGCTCGAATATTTTGTAGTAAATCACCAATATCTGATTGATACTGTATGCCTGCTCCAAAACAAAAAATCTTTTTTAATAATTCTACGTAATATTCCCAAAATTCAATCTGTAATGGTCTACCAGTTCGCAATTTAGCAAACCCCAATACAGCTGTTAAAACTTGATCAATATTTTCACTAAATTTAAGTGAATACATTAACCATATAACATCATCAGCTAAACTTCTCAATTTCTTTACATTAGTTTCTGTACAATTGGATTTGAAAAAATAATTTAACCACATTTCTATTGCTCTTTCGGAATTTATTTTATCTCGATTTCTTCTATTTTGTCTTAAATATGGATCTTCTCTTTCAGCGTCAGTGTACTCATAATCTAAAGCTTGCAATTGTATATTATCAGAAGAATTTAAATCTACAAGAGTATCTACACAATTGGATACGTCAATTAGATCAATATAATCACATTCAGTAACAAATAAAGGATTTTTGAAAATATCCATAAATAATTGAAACTCTAGATGACTACGTCTCCAAAGATCCAATTGTTTTGATGCATGGACAATATCTATATCTTCAAAAAACATATCATATGAATCTATTAATTCTTGTATAACTTCAATTCTTTGTCCATCAAAAAATTCTTCAATAAGAATTGGACAAATATTATCATCATAATATGATTCCTTGGAATTTTTAATAATCTCGAATGTAAAATCTTTTAAATCTTTCTGCTGAAATTCTATATTTCTTAAAATACACTCATAAATATACTCTTTATTAAAGAAACCATATTCATTTTTCGAAAATAACTCTTCAAAAAACATTTTTTGTTCATATTTATTAACATAAACATTATTTATATCTTTTAAAATCGTAAGAGAAATTTTCTTAATGTTAGCTCGAAAAGTCAAAGCTGTACAAGAAATATAAATTATATAATTCTTCCCTAATTGATTATAATGTGTTGTTCTTCTCACAGCATCTAAATATGTACCATATAAACGTAAAAATCGAATATATATCATATCAACTGTTTTCTCATATTTATCTGATAATTTAGTAATCTCTTTAAGCATAGGTTTCTTAAAGATACCAAATTTTAATTTATAATAAAGTTTTCCAATTTCTTCATTTAAAATATGAATAATTCTATTATTTGAAGAATTAGAGTTATCTCTAATTGCTACAACATTTGAATGATGCTCTTCATTACAAAAATTAATATCTTCAGCAAAACAAGTATCAAAAGTTTCAGAAAATATCGATTCCTCTCCACTTTGATATTGAATTTTATCATCAGAATTTAAACATAAATCTTCTGAAGTATTATTAATATTTGTATCTTCTTTTTTGAAAAAAGGTCCAAAGGAATTATTTTCTTGTTCCTTTTCAATATAAATTATTGCTGCTTTAGTAACATCTCTAATTAATTCATTAACATCTAACCATTTAACATACATAATGAAAATAGTTAGACATATAAATATAATTAAAAATAAAATTACAAAAAACATAAGCAAATAATCTTTTCCAAAAAGATCAGCGTTTTCAATTACTGAAATTATTAACCAAATACACAAACATATAACAAATATACAATATGCACTAAATAAATATAAATTTCTCTGTAAAGATGAAATTTTTTTTGGCAAGTTTTTGACTTCGTTGTTTAAATTGTTGGTCGACATGATCATTAATTTATTTCAAAGTTTTACTTTTTGCTTTCATTAGGAAAAAAGTAATAAAACTCTACTTGATTAAACCGAAGTTAATCACAGTAAATTTTCCCATAAAATTTACACAAAATATTTTTTATAGTTTTCTTCTAAATATCTAATAGTTAATGTTAAATTTTAAGACTAACATTAAGTAGGAGGTTTGCCAAAACCATTCACCAATTTTAAACTTCTGCACGTATGTTCAGTAAAAAATTAAAGTGCCCTCTTAAAATCTAAATTAGCTAAGAGACATTTAGTCTTCTATTTTTTATTCATAAACTTTGAGGTATTATATCCTATAAAAATCAAACAATAAGTTTGGCGGTTACAACGGGCGAAGTATACTCTCGTGTTAGTATCTTGCAATGTATAGTAAGCTCCAAATAAAACTATTATTAAGTCTTATTATTTAAATTTAAATATTCAATCATCTTTAACATGTTTCGGAAAAAGACTTTTTACAAAATTTAAGTGTTTTTAAATTTTAAATATACAATTATTTAAAATATAAAAATATATATATATATAAAATTTAAAATATATCAACAATATAAAATTATACAGTATAAAAATAAGGGCTATATTTTACTCCCTTAAAAAGAAATTTTAAAATGTAAAATTCTATTATTACAATTTCTTTGATTAAAATATAATTATTTAAAGTTAATAGTAAATGTTTTATATTGAAAACAAGTAAACTTAGAAATAATATGCATTAGTTATTATATGAATCCATGAAAGGTATTATCTATGAGGTGATTAGCAAGCCCATAAATAATAAGCCTTCATGAATCTCAATTAATAACTACTGCTATTATGCATTCCTACAATAAATACGGAGATGGTGAAATCTCC